ATTGCCGTTACGGGTAATGGTGAAAGTATTTCCACTACTGTCTAAAAACGTATTATTCTGTGCGCCATTAGTCCCATCACCATGTAAGAGCATGGTGACATAATTGAATTGAGCATCTACTGGTGTGGGGACACCAGCCCCCTTGTTCAGTTTATTTGCCAGAAACATTAGGCGCTCCCTGCCCAATTACCATAAACTGTGCCGCCAACTTGCCACATAACCACCACATTTGTTGATGATGCCTCAAGAGTTGGTGCAGTGCCAGAGCCAGACGTGTTAATCCAAGTCATTGTTGGCCAAGTCACAGTGTATGTGGCTGGGTTTAGCATCAAGACAACAGACTGGCCATCAGCCAAAGACTCGGTAAATGTTGTGTTAGCACCGAGTGTCTTAGTTTGGATTGTGCCGTTAGCAGGGTCAATGGCTGTCCCTGACAAGGCATAGACAGTCTCGGTGTAACCCGTAAACGTCTTGTTGGTCAGGGTTTGCGTGTCAGTCGTTCCAACAATTGCACCGCTAGGTGCTGTAAGGGATGTGCCCCAAGCAGAGCCAGTAGAGACTGAAATGCCAGCACCAGGGTAGACCGCCACGCCAGAATTGTTGATCGTGATGGCTGCCGAGCCGTTATACGTTGTGCCAGAACTGAACGAAATGCCAGTGCCAGCAGTTAAGGCATTGGCAACAGAGCCAGCCGAGCCAGTGGTGTTTTGGTTTAGTGTTGGGACATCGCCAGCTTGGATTGCGCCAAGTGCTGCGTTTGTGCCATCAGATCGTAGATATTGGCCAGAAGTTTGTGTGCCTGTCAGGGCAGTAATGGCCGCTGCCGCTGTGGTCTGGCCTGTGCCGCCATTGGCAATAGCAACAGTACCCGTCACGTTAGATGCAGTGCCAGTGGTGTTCTGGTTAAACGTAGGCCAAGTAAATGTGCCAGTGCTAAAGTTACCAGACTGAGGCGTGCCTAAAATTGGCGTTGTCAAAGTTGGTGAAGTTAGCGTTTTATTGGTCAGCGTGTCTGTCGTATCACGGCCAACAAGGGTAGTTGTTGCGTCAGGCAATGTGACCACACGACCTGCGGTAGAAACTGCATCAAGCAAAGTGATTGCACTTGCTGCTGAACTTGAACTTCTAAAGCGAATGCCTTTATTAAAGTCTGTACCATCACTAATAGTGACAAGTCCTGTACCTTTAGGTTGAATGTGCAAACCAATACTAGCACTTGCACCTTCAGCGTATAAATGAAGAGGAACAGCTACACCAATACCATTTTTAACAGTTAAATAATCAACCGCAGAAGTTGTGGGTGACAAGCCCAAAATCTGGGCGCCGTTGGTGTCGTTGATCTGGTTAGCGCTTGGGCTTGTGAGCGCAGCGGCAGTGGCCAAAGCCACCACAGTGCCAGTGCCTGACGTTGTGTAAGACGTGCCCCAAGCCGTGCCGGTTGAGTTGGGGATGCCCGCGCCAGGATAAACCATGCTGCCGCCAGAGCCGTTTGCGGCTGCGGTAATTCGGCCTTGGGCATCAACTGTGATGTTGGCAGAAGTGTAAGCGCCTGCTGTAACAGCTGTGTTGGCCAAAGAAATAGTGCCCGATGCTGTAATGGGGCCGCCAGTCAAGCCTGTGCCTGTAGCCACGTTTGTAACCGTACCCACACCGCCTGCGGCAATCCACTCAGCATCAGTTGCGCCAGTGTTAACCGCCAAAACTTTGCCTGCGTTGCCGGTGTAGGACGGCAAGATGTTGCCACGCGCTTGAGACGCAGAAGCTGCGCCCGTGCCGCCATAAGACAAACCAACTTCAGTGCCTTTCCAGACACCAACAGTTACTTCACCAGAGTCGTTGATCACAACACCAGAGTTTTGAATAATCTTGCCAGTTGTGCTGTCAAACCTAGCAACAGCGTTGTCGGTGCTAGATGCAGGGCCAGTTACATCACCAGTACCACCAGCAACTGAGTTGATGGTCTGATTTGGCCATGCACCACTGATCGTGACATTTGTGCCTGCAACCAGTGCGGGCGTGTTTGTTCCTGTGCCGCCATTGACCACTGGCAAAATACCAGAAGCCTGCGCCATTGGCACATTGGTGGCGTTGGTCAGATTGACCGCCGTGGGTGTACCCAAATTGGCAGAAGTCAGCAAGTTGCTGACCGTGATCTTTTTGGTTGTGCTGCTTTGGACTAAGGGAATTTCTTCAGTCCCTGCCAGCGGCGTGGAGGCGGCTGGCAGTTGAGATATTTTTACGTCTGCCAAGATATGCCCCTTATTCGTAAGAGATTGTGGCTGAAACTGTGCCGCTGATCACAACGTAAATACCTTTGTTCACATACAAACCTTGAAAAAAGTTGTGCATGGTGTTTCCGGTAGGCGTAAACGTCGCCAAAACTACGGGGTCAGATGTGCTAGAAGTAGATGAATCATAGACCGTGATAGTAGGCGTGCTAGAAGCGCTGCTTACAAAAATACCGTTAAGTTTGCCAGCGTCACGTTTAATTTGTGCGGTGGCTGTGATGGCGGTGTAATTAGACATGGTGGCTCCTTATGCCAAGAAACGAAGTTTGTATAAAGTTCGGAGATAAACCTCAATGATATTATCAATCAATTGTTGTAAGGTTGTATCACTTTTATCGCACACTTCATACCGTGCAGCCTCAACTTGGGCAAGTGAATCTTCCAAAAACTCAATAATATTGGTTGTTTTTTTAGGCGAATTTAAAGTGATTGGCCCAATAAGACCATGCCTGCCTTGATAGGTTTCAGCAAAGTCATCAGCCACACCAATAATGCGTTCGTAAAAAATGTTAAGGGCTTGATGTTTAGAGTAACTGCGGGTGTTTAAGTGAACACTGTGCGCAACGTCTCTGGCCAAAAACAATAAACCTAAAAAATCAGCGGCTTTCATTGTGGCATTCCCATCTGTTGTTCGGGGGGCATCATTGGTTGCTCTGGCATTTCTTCAGCTTCACGCACAGATGGCATCATCATAACTTGTGACTCCATGGCCGCAGCCACTACACCCATGGCGATGTCTTGGATTTGTTCTTCAGTCATGCCGGCCTGCACCGCGCTGATTCGCTTGGTTTCTGCGTCATAAGCCTTGATCTGAGCCTCAAACTCTTTGCGCTCCATGTCTTGCATTTCAATGGACTTGCCAACATTCTGGATCATCTGGTGCATCTGCTCCATCTCCTGACCCATGGCTTGAATCTGCATCTGAGCAGCTTGTAAAGCAGGGCTTTCGTCACTGTCTTCTAAAAACTTGGGATCAATGGTTTTCTGGAATCGTTTGGCCATCTCTTGTGCGCCAGGCCAGTCCATGTTCTTCACAAACAAATCACCCGCCACAGACCATAGTTGTGGGTTGCCTTGCAACAGTTGAGCCATGGCTTCCAAGGCTTCCTGACGTTTGGTTGCGTAGCCTGGGCCAGTTGTGGCCACCACGTCGTACTTTCCGACGCCAGGGTTGTAGATTTTCTCAATCACAATCCCTTGTTCATCAACAATCTTCTTGACTGGTTCAGTTTGTTCAGGATTGATCTTGACCATCTTGGTTTCGCCGTCTTCACCAATGATGCGGGCAATGCGCTGGGTGTCGTAAATCTTAGGAATTAGGTCAACAAGCTGACGCGCAACATGGCGCACCGCACGGGTTAGGTTGTCGCCATAGTGGTATGTGCCAACATCACCCTCGCGCTGGCGTGCCAAAATCGCTTTACCGCTGCGCTCGTTCGATCCCATGCCCAAAGAAGCGTTGTACTGGCCAGTCGTTGACTTAATGTCTTCAGAGGCGCCAGCTTTGGCCTGTAATAGACCACTTGAGGCCATTGGTGGCTGCGCACGCTGGGGTAGCGGCAAGACCGCACCTTGGCCGTCTGTAACGTCTGGATTGACCTCTAAATAAGGCCAGTTGTTTGTGTTGGCCGTCTTCCACTTGTCTTCGTAGCCCTCAAACTGGCCACCATAGCCAATAAACGGTGCTTTAGGCGCCAAAGCAAGCATTTCAGCTTCTTGTGACACCCAATAGTTGTACATGCGCTGGGCATCTTTGGCATTGCGTACAAGGCCAGACACGTACAAGCGACCGTCGACTTCAAACTCATTGCCAACCACGCGAATGACGGGGATCCACTTGCCAGCCCAGTCGTTCTGTTCAAGAATCTCATACCCGTTGATCTTGCAATATTTGACTTTGGGGTTGACCGACTCGCGGGTGCGCTTGGGCTTGCCGTAAATCATCTTGAACTGCTTGTCTTCAGCCGTGCCTTCAAAAGCGGTCTGCCCGCCTGGGTACATGTTCAGTTTGGCTTTTTCGTAGTCAATATAGTAGTAACTGGCAATGCGAACAGTGTCTTCATTGAGCCAGTTGCTGATTGACTGATCGCCCACGCCAAGGGATTGAAGCGTTGAGATGGGCGCAGCGTCTGGGTACTGACGTTCGTACTCGGCTTTGGTCAAGTCTTCAGTAATAAAGCAATACTTAGCGTCTGCACCCGTTGGGTCTTGGATCAAAGGATCCATATAGACACTGAATGAATTGCGGATGCGGCCAATCTTAATGTCTTGGTCAAACGTGTTAGGTTCACAATACTCGGTCATCAGCGTGATGTAACCTTCGCCGTAGGCGACTTGGTTTTCGCAGGCTGTGTCGTAAGCCACATCAGCATCTGAGATGTATTCAATGTGGCGAATCATGCCGTTGAAAATCTCAGCCACTTGCACGTCAGCGTCGTCGTCTACGGGTATGACTTTGGCGCCTGGGCGGTTCTGACGCATGTCATTCGTCACTTGACGAACGTGTTGGGGAAGTTTATTGATCGTCAGTGTCGGCCTAGCGTTGATTGTCTGACCCTGCACCGCACCACGGGTGGCCAATACATCAGCAGGCCACTGCCAGTGGTTGTCAGGAGAACCTGCATAGAAGCGCAGGTCGTCGATTTCGTCTTCGCGGCTTTCAGCAAGGGCAGAGACAGCCATGTCCAAACGTGCGCGGGCAACGGTCAGTATGTCAGAGTCACTCTTTGGGGGTTTGCCGCCAGCTGCTACGTTCGCAGCGGCAACCATGCCTGTTGGATCTGCCATGTTATTTCTTCTTTGCCGTTTTGGCAGAGTCTTTAAAATCTTTGGCCGTTGGCGCGTTTTTGCTGCCAGGCTTGTTCATCTTCTCGCCAGAGCCTTGCTTAATGCGCTCTTGTTTGGCGTGAATATTGGCATAAAGCCCAGGTTTAGTAGCCATATATCAACTCCCCATCCATGAGGTTGTAACCGATGCACGATTCTGAGTTAGAACGCGAGAATTTTTGGCATTGTACTCTCTGTGAGCCACAGGGAAAGCAAACGTCACACAGATTGCATCCGCAGCATCAGGAGAGGCCAAACCTCTTGCCTTCATGTCCTTCTTTGACTCCAAAAAGATCGTGCCCTTTGAATCTGGCTTGATCATAGGTGAAATTAAATCAGTTTTCAAGAACCTATCTTTAGGAATACTAGCACTTTTCAGCCAATCCTTCATTTTTCCCCACATTTCGGCTCTTTTATTGCCATACATGATCGGATTTGCTGATTTATTGCCAAAGTTGACACCTTTGATTTTGTACCTTTGCTCTTTTAAACGATCCACAATGCCGGCGCCAAGGCCACCTTCGTCGATCACCACCAGTGCAGGCTTAAATTCCTCGATGGCTTCGATGATGTGACCCACCACCGTCATGGTGTCATCGCCTCGGTGTCTGTCAATGCGCACAATGTCCCTGCCTTGTCTGACTGCGATCACCGTCGCGTCGGCTCCAAACCGAGCAGGGTCAACGCCAATGATGATGGGGGCACTTTGGTCTTTGTATTTGGGTCTGTTCATAGCTGCATCCACAATGTTGGCCGGAATGAACTGGTCATCGCCTTCAGATGGAAACATGCCATAGACCTCAAC